CCTTCCAGGAACTTGACGATGACGTTCGCAGCCTGGTTGATAACGCGGTGTAGGTTCGCCGCAATACCACCTAGCCATGCTGCGAGTGCCTTGGCACCAGACTCCGCGATCCTTGGAGCCTGAGTGACCATCGCCTCTAGGAATCGAGTCACGATCAACGCGACCTTCTCCGTGACAGCCCCGATGTTGTTGGCCACCCCCGAGAGGATGTTCAGCAACAGACGCCAACCAGCCGCGATTAGCGGCCCAGCGTTGTCGTCGATTATCTTGACTATCTCTACCAGCAACTTGCCGATCACAATCCCAGCCTGCGGAATCAGATCGACCAAAGCGTTCAGGAATATCCCTATTAGCTTCGTGAGCTGCGTAGCGATCTTCGGAGCAATCTCGACGAGACCCTTCAGAATATCGACGAGACCCTTGAGGAAATCGATGACCATCTTGGGAATAAGCGCAATGAACGCAGTGATAGCTGCGACCATGACGCTGACACCCTTGGTGCCCTCGTCTCCGAGTAGTGCGAATCCCTTTGCCATGAGGTAAATACCCGCGGAGACAAGAAGGACCGAACCACCGAGAAGAAGCAGTGCTGCACCTAGAGCCGCCAGTCCTGAAGAAGCGACCAAGCCCACGGTTGCAAGCACGCCAAGAGTCAGCGCGATTGCGCCCAATCCCTTGAGAATTGTGCTCCAGTCCAGAGAGCCCAAGACCACCAAAGACGGTGTAAGCACTGCAAATGCAGCAGCTGCGGCTAGGAGCGCAACGGAACCAGGAAGTGTCCCTGCCATAGCGGTTAGACCAACCGCAAATATGATCAGGGCTCCTGCCATTGCAGTAAGACCCTTGACGATCTTGTCGATCCCCAAAGATCCCAATATCCCGATAGCCACAGCAATTTCGTTGAGCGCTATACCCAGGAGTATCAGCCCAGCGGCCTGAAGAGCCATTGTGGGCGGAATAGCGGATATAGCAAGACCGATCACGATCAGTGAAGCGGCGATTGCGCCGATACCCTTCGCGATGGTCTCGAGTTTCAAGCTGCCGAACGTACTGACTGCTCCGGCAAGCAGAGTGAGACCTACAGACGCGAGGATAAGTCCAGGACCGATGAGTATGAGGCTCGGACCCATAGCCTTGCAGGCCAGGCCCACCGCAAGGAGAGCTCCCGCAATAGCGACAAGCCCCTTGGCGATTTCCTCCCACTTCATCTCGCCGAATACCTTCATCGCACCCGAAAGCGCGATCATGGCAATCGATACGGCGATAAGTCCCGGACCAATCAAGATGATGCTCGGGCCCATGAGCTTGGAGGCGGCTGCTATTGCCAACAAGCCACCGCCAACTCCGGCGAGACCCTTGGCCAGCTCGTCCCAATCCATAGTCGACATCAACTTGGGGGCACCAGCGAGGATGACCATAGCCGTAGCCAATCCGACCATTCCGGTCGCGATTAGCGGAAGTGCTACGAATCCACCGCCCTTGCTGATCTTGGTGATCAAAGCCATCGCTCCGGTCAACTGACCGAGACCGACAGCAATTCCGGTCATAGCCTTTGCGAGCTTGTCCGAATCGATCGATGCAAATATGGTTGCTGCTCCCGCCAACGCCAGAAGCGCAGCAGCGATAAGCAACATGGTCTGAGCGTTGATGTTCTTCTGAATCGAGTTCAGAGTACTCGTAAGAGTGCTCGTCACTGCCTTCAGATTCTCAACGAAACCACCAGTAAGGTCGAGACCAATTCCACCCAAGAGCTTCTTGATCCCGAGTGCCAAACCACCAATGAAGGTGGTCTGGATAAACGTCATGATCTCGTTGTAGTCAACTTCCTTCAGACCTTCGAGGATTGCATCGCCGACATGCGAGAAAGCCTCGCGAATATCGTTGACAATCGGGGCAAAGAAGTTTGCAATGTCTCTGAGAGCATCGAAGAACAACTCCCAAACACGAAGCACTTCTTGGAGGACTTCTCCCAGTGGACCGAGCGATTTGGTGACACTATCCAAACTCGCTGTAAGGTCAACTCCCGCCTTTGGATCAGCATCTGAGAACAGGGAACCAATTGACCCAGCGAGGGCCGTCAGCACCCTTAGAGGGCCCTCTAGAGTCGCCTCAAGCGACTTAAATACGCCCTCTAGTCCTTTACCCTTAGATATAGCGGCATCTACGGCGGTTAGGAAGTCGCCAATGCTCGCTGTGATTGCCAGGAATCCGCCGGAGTTATCCTTGACTACACCAAGCAGCTTGAATATGACTCCGATGATTCCACTGACAACTGTCTTGCCGATGCTTAGAAGTGCAAAGAGTCCTCGGAAAGATCTCCGGAGCAATTCGGCCGTTTCCGGACCAACTCGGAGACCCTCCATGAACTCTCGGAACCGAACGGTGAGCTCGAAGAGATCCTTGCCTGTCTTCGCCGGGAAAATATCCCGGAAAGCTTCCTTGATCGGCTTCAACACCGACATGAGTGACTCGAATGCTGCCTTGAGTCCCTCGATCAATTCCTTGCGTCCGCCAAGCTCCTTCCAATCCTTTAGGACCTTGTTTCTGGCTGCAGCTGAGTCAGAAATAAAGCCCTGGATTGCGTTGGAGAGATCGGTGAACGTGCCCTTGGCTTCCTTGAAGTTACCAAATATAAGCTGGAACGTTGCCGCCCAACCGGAGCCCATTGACTCCTTTGCGACGTCGAAGACTCCCTTAAGAGTCTTGACCTCGGTGGCAGCCTTCTTGGCTGTGTCGGCAGTCTTCTGGATAGCCTTGATCTGTGCGTCGTTGAACCCTTGTGCTTGAAGTTCCGCCGCAGACAAATCGCCAGTGAACTGCTTGAGCGTGTTTGTCAGAACCTCTGAGGTCAGCCATGACTTTTCGCCAGGCTTAGCCATGATCGACTCACGGAAAGACTGTCCGTTAATCGACACATTCTTCATTGACCCCGTCAGCTTGACAGCATGCTCATCGACCTCGCCCATAGCAACAGCCGTATTGGCCAATGCCCTCTGGAAGACCGTTCCGCCCATACCAGCGTTTATAACCGAGTTCCAGTCCTGCAGAGAAACTCGTCCCGCAGATATAGCCTGCGAGAGCTGGTACATCGCGGTTGCAGCTTGCTCTGAGTTCGAACCAGACAGGGCGGCGAGATTGGCAATACCCTTAATCGAGGCCGTAGCCGTCTTAAGGTCAACACCGGCGGCCGTGAAGGTACCGATGTTCTTCGCCATCTGCGAGAAGTTGTAGATAGTCTGGTCAGAATATGTGTTGAGCTGCTGAAGCGCCTTGTTGACATCCTGCAGCCCAGCACCCGATGCTTGCGTGTTAGCAAGAATCGTTTGAATTGAGTTCAGGTTTGTGGCGTACTCTTCTAGACCCTGTGTGATGGGGCCGAGAGTTAGTTCCTTGGTGAGTTGCCCAGCCTTGACTGTGGCTGTCGAGACGATCGTCCCCATAGCTGCAGAAAATGCCACCGTCATTCCAGAGAACTTGGCAGTGACACTGTCTACGGCCGAGGACAAGCCTCGGAACTCAACTTTGTTCGAAGCTTTCTCGATCTCGTTGAACCCGGCAGCAGCATTGTCACCAATGCCACCCAGGCGCGCACGAAGACGATCGATGGCAGACGAAGGCGCTTCGAGAGTGACCTTGTTACCAGCTCTGTCAATCTCGCCAAAGCCTTCAGCCGCTCCGGCGCCTACACTGCCCAGCCGCGCCCTGAGCTTGTCCAGAGCAGACATGGGAGCCTGCAAGGTGACTTTCTGTGCGGCCTTCTCAATATCAGCAAGGCCGTTGACAGCGCCGACCTTTGCGAGAGTATCGTTGAGCTTCCCCAACGTTGCGATTGTCTGAGCAACACCTGCCTCGAACTTCGCATTGACGAAGCTCATTGACACTACGCGTTCGTCGACACTTGCCATTACCTGGTCACCTCCCTCCACATGTCATTGGTTATCTGGTCAAACACAGGGCGCAGAGCTGGGTTGATGTAGTCGACGCCTTGAATGAACGCACCGTTCCCGGTGCCGTGGC